TGAAAAACAAAAATTCAGAAATTGAAGATGCAATATTTCAGATAAAGAATCTGGAAGAAGCTCTCAATAGAAATGCACAAGGAATACTTGCTTCTACAATGAAGGAAGAAATCAGTTCATTAGTAAAAGAATCTCTTATGGAGGCTGAAGAAGAGGAAGAAGAGATTGACACAGAAGTTGATACTGAAGATGATGACGAAGAAGCTAATCTCACTATGGACGATTCAGATGAAATGAATCTTATGGGTGATGAAGAAGATGAAATTGATTCAGACGAAGTAGAAACTGATAATTTACCTGCACCTACTATGGGTGTTTCAACAGACGATGAAGACGAAGAAACAATTGACGCTACTGGTTTTAGTGATGATGAAGTTGTAACAGTTTTTAGAAGTCTAGAACCATCTGATAGTATTGTAGTTAAAAAAGACGACAATATGATACATTTAAAAGATACTGAAAAAGATGTAGAGTATTTGATTCAACTTGGTGAATCCGAAGAAGACGAATATGAAATGAAAGAAGGTGGTCGTAGACATCGTAATTTTTCTTTTGATGATGAAGGAGATGACGATTTTTCTTTTGATGAAGAAGAAGAAGATGATGACTTTGGTTTTATGGATGATGACGATGAACTTGGAGAAACTATTTATGAAGTTGAGCTTGATGAAATGGAAGACATTATGAGTTACGGTGAGTTTGATGAAATGGAAGATATTGAATTTTCTGATTCAGACTTGGACGCTGTTATGGAATCAAAAAAAGCTTTCAAAGCAAAAGGAATGGGAATGGGCAACCAATCGAAATTCAAGTACAGTAAAAAACCAAATATGGAAAAAGGGTTTGATGAGAATATGAAAGAAGGCTCAAAAACCAAATACACTGGAAAAGCTAAGTTTGATTATAAAAGTGATGTTAACTCAAAAGGATTTGGTGAAAAAGCTAACAAAAAATCTACCGTGAAAAAAACTGAAACAAAAGAAGCAGCTCGTACACGAGGTAACGGTGATAGATTTAGAGAAGGAGGTTTACCAAAACCAAGAGCACACTCAAAAGCAAATACTGCAATCAAAAAGAATGTGAATGAAGAAGTAACAATGTTAAGAGAAAAAAAAATGAAGAATATAGAAACGCATTAAATGTTTTTAGAGAAAAACTTAATGAAGTTGCTGTATTTAATTCTAATCTGGCATACGCTACAAGATTGTTTACTGAACATTCAACAACAAAACAAGAAAAGATTAATATTCTTAGAAGATTTGACAATGTTGAAACTTTGAAAGAATCAAAAAATCTTTACAAATCTATTAAAGATGAATTATCTACAGGAAAGGAAGTAGAAACAACTAAAAGTATTAATGAGTCAGTTGAAAGAACGGTGGTTAAAACCCCGTCATCTGGTTCTGCAATTAATTTAATTGAATCTAAAACTTATGAAAATCCTCAATTCCTTAGAATGAAAGATTTAATGGGAAAAATTAAATAAAAATAAACTTTTTAAAAAAACCGTATATTTATAATATACATAAAATAAAAAAAATTAAAAAAAATTAAAAATGGGAGCATTATTAGAATCTGGTCTTGTTGGTAACATCGGTCTTAAGCACCTTAAAGTTATTAAAGAAGACACAATTAACAAATGGGACAAATTAGGCTTTTTGGAAGGTCTTAAAGGTCACCTAAAAGAAAACGTAGCGCAATTGTATGAAAACCAAGCGTCACACTTGATTAACGAAGCAACTTCTGAAGGTTCTAACGGAGCTTTTGAAACAGTTGTATTCCCAATCGTAAGACGTGTTTTCTCTAAATTGTTGGCTAACGAAATCGTATCTGTACAAGCAATGAACTTACCTATCGGTAAATTGTTCTACTTCGTACCTAAAATCCAAGGTTATAACGACTTGGTAACTAGTGCAAACACTCACTACGCACCTATCGGTTCTCCTGGAAATTATCAAGCTGATGCTAACGCTGGATATACTGGCCCTGGCGCAATCCAAAAAAATCTTTATGATTTATTTTATGAAGGTCCTGAAGCTGGTTTAGATCCTGCTGGTTTATTTGACTACTCTAAAGGAGCTTGGACTTCTGTGACTGGTTACGCAACAGCACAAGTATGGAGTGGTGGTACATTAGTTTCTGCATCTACACAATATAACGGAATAAACGTTAGAAAAATGATTATCAAACTTTGTGGTTTTGCACAAGCTGGTACTGGTAAATTAATCGGACCTGATGGAAGTGAAATTGATAGTGAGGCATTTCTTTCTGACCTTAAAATCTTTGCTGATTTAGATAATTTAACATATGAAACTACACCTTGTAGTCCATTTACTGGAGGTACTGGTGCTGCAGTTCCATTATTGTTTAGAGTTGTTACTCAACAATACGGTAGAGGAATTGTTTCTCCAACTTATTCTTCAACTCAAACTGTATTCCCTTTTGGTGGTGGTGACCCAAGTTTAGCTGGAAACGGTGGTTCTTTTGACAACATCTGTGACTTCACAGGATGTATCTATTTAGAAGTTGATTTACAATGTCCAGTATGTGCTGAATGTGATGCAACATCACTTGATGGTTATACAGGTACATCAATTACCGAGATTGTTAGTAACTTACCAGAAGCTGGTTCGTCTCCATTTATCGCTCGTTGGAGAAGATACAAAAATATGGAGTTTGAAGACCAAATTGGTGAGGTTTCTTTTGACCTTGAGTCTGTAACAGTTTCTGTAACTGAAAGAAAACTAAGAGCACAATGGTCTCCAGAATTAGCTCAAGACGTTGCTGCATTCCACAACATTGATGCTGAAGCTGAATTAACAGCTTTATTGTCTGAACAAGTTGCTGCTGAAATTGACCGTGAAATCTTGAGAGATTTACGTAAAGGTGCTGCTTGGAACTTACGTTGGGATTACAACGGATGGAGAAGAACTCAAATCGTTACGTCTTACACTCAAAAAGACTGGAATCAAACTTTGATTACGGCAATCAACCAATTGTCTGCTCAAATCCACAAGTCTACATTGAGAGGTGGTGCTAACTGGATCGTAGTTTCTTCTGAAGTTTCTGCTATCTTTGATGATTTAGAATACTTCCACGTATCTAACGCGTCTCCTGAGCAAGACCAATACAATATGGGTATTGAAAGAGTTGGTACTTTAGCTGGTCGTTACCAAGTGTATAGAGACCCTTACTTCCCGCCAAACCAAATTTTGTTGGGTCACAAAGGAACGTCTTTACTTGACACAGGTTACATCTATGCACCGTATGTACCTCTACAATTAACACCTACAATGTATAATCCGTTCAACTTTACGCCTATCAAAGGTATAATGACTCGTTACGCTAAGAAAATGGTTAACAACCGCTTCTACGCTCGTGTCACTGTTGATGGAGTTCGTACATTTGATTTAAGAGAATTGAG